GCTTACCCTGCCCGTACAGGCTACTGAGCGTGGTCGGGCGCATCGACACGCTGAGGATCTCTTCGCTCATAGAATCCAGCACTCCGCAATCTTGGAGTCATCCCGCGTCATGCGGCCAATGTTGACTGCGCCCGGAGGGATCTGCTTGCGGACCTCCTCCAGCGTCTTGCCCCGCGCGAACAGGACGAGTTCCGGCGTCATCCCGTGCCAGACGCGGCAGACAAACTCATCCGGGTAGTCGTACGGATGGTTGTAGATGGTGTAGATGGCAGGCACTACTTCACCCATTTCCCCTCCTAAGCCGCGCAACGTTCTCCAGCCAGTCCAGGACGTAGCGCATCGCGTCCAGGGTCGCCGGGTGCGGATTGCGCTCGTACTCCTTGGTCAGCATCTCCAGCCACGCGGCGTGCATCTTGACCCGGTCGCGTGTCTCGCCATAGCAGGCTTTGAACTCCTGGTCGTCCAGGGTGTTGATCATCATGCCGAGATAGCAGGCATTTTCGTTGAGCTTGTTCTTGAGTTTAGTCACTAAGGTCCTTTACGGGTACGAATTCCAGTCCACCTTTGAAGAAGAGGCGGAAGCCAATCTCCGCGCCCTCCTCGCCTCCGGTCTTATTCTTGCGGCAGATCAGCTTACCACGGATACCAACGATCTTCCCCTTATCCATGATACGGCTTCCGGTGATGCGCTGCACCTGGACGCGGACGTGGCTGTAGAACAGGGTGGCGTTGCCTCCGGGCGTGTACTCCGGGTTGCCAAACGACTTCGGCCCGGTGCGCATCTGGTTGACGAGGATGATCCAGGCATTATGGACCTGCGCCAGCCCGGTCCAGCGGCGCAGCAGCTTCCCCATGAACACGGGCAGCTCCATATTGCTGCGCATGCCACCGTCCAGGCCCGCCTCGGCTTCGCCCGCCGTTAGCATGGCGGCAACAGAGTCTAGGACGACAACCTTGCGGTCCTGGGGTACTTTCAGCTTGATCGCTTCCTCGATCTCGGCGCACAGCTCCTGGGCATTGGTCAGCCGGGTCACGATGCGGGTCCGCTTGGTGCGGGCGTCTACAATCTCCGGGAACTTGCCTACGTATGGCTTGATGATCATCAGGCGCGAGAGATCCAGGCCCGTAGGCTCCTCCTGGATGCTGGGGCTGGTACAGGCTTTGCATTCGGTGGCTTTCCCCTTGAGCTTTACGACCTGCGTCCCCTTGCAGTATGGGCACAGGACCAGGCCACGGGCGCGGGCGTAGTCGGCCATGAAGCTGTTCTCGATGTCGCCTAGAATCACGTAGGCCCCGTTGCGCTGGGTCAGCGCGGCCAGCGAGAGGATCAGGCTGCTCTTGCCTTGGGAGTTCCAGCCGAACACCTCGGTCACGCGTCCGTAGGGAATGCCCTTAGTGGGGTGGCCCATCACCGTGTTCAGGCCCGGAACCTTGGTATCCAGCCAGAGAGTGGGGTGCCACAGCATGGGGACGTGCCCGATGCGCTTGCGGATGGCGATGAGATCTTTGTTATCCATAGGCAAAAAAGAGGGTGGGCTAGATTTCACCCACCCTGTGTCAACAAGCAAAGACAAAGAGATTATACGGTGCGCCGCCTTACTTCCGTTTGGTTGTCTTCTTCTTGGGGGCAACCTTCTTTGTGGGCGCAGCCTTCTTCTTGGGCTTGGGCTTTACTTCCTCCTCCTCGTCAGACTCTTCCTCCGATTCTTCATCAGACTCTGACTCCCCGTCGCCTTCCTCCTCGTCGGACTCCTCTCCATTGGACTCTTCCTCGTCCGACTCTTCCTCCGACTCCTCGTCACTCTCCTCCTCGTCGTCCGACTCCTCCTCGTCCGTGGCTTCCTCCTCGTCACCCTCCTCCTCTGACTCGTCCCCTTCCTCCGACTCCTCGCCGTTCTCTACCTCCTCCTCGTCTGTCTCCTCCTCGTCACTCTCCTCCTCGTCCTCTGCCTTGCGGCCCCGTTCGCGGCCATAGTAGGCATTCTTCTGGTCCTTCTCGTCGTAGACGGGCACGAGTGAGTCTAGGTCCACCATCTTCCGCAGGATGGACTCGGGGACTGCGGTTGGGCTTTCGTCGCTGTCAACGGAGAGGTAGCGGGTGCTCAGCCCGGTCCCGCTCCGCTTGATGTTCAGGTTGTAGCCCTTGTTTGGATCGAGGTAGTCCCGCTTACCGCCCGTGAGCTTCTGCATAACGCGGACTGCCAGGCTATCTTTCTGACGGCCCGGAAGCCCGCTGCCCGTGGAGAGGGGCAGGGCGCGGGGGTTGCTGAACTTATCGTCATCGCTGTCGTACGTACAGGCCTGGACGAGGAATGCCTCCTTGCGGGCGATGCGCTCGACAACGGCCCGTTTCTTGGGCATCTTCTCCAGCTCCGCGATCTTTACGTCGCAGAGCCAGCACTCGCCGTTGCCGTCGATGTCATGGCCGCAGGCCACGATACCTTCCTTTGGCCCCACTCCGTAGTGCATACAGTACTCACGGTACGGCTGGTGGGTGAGCTTCTTCTTGGGTTTGCCGTTGATGATGTCCCGCTTATCGGGGAGGACGCGGACACAGTTATCGCCGTCTATGAGTTCGATCCGCGACCCCGCCGACTTCTCCTCTGTCCGCCGTTTGGCCTGCCGCCTCCAGTCCGGTGCATCACCGTCATCCTCTACGCGCTTCTTCTTCTTTACCACTGCCATATGTTACTTGTGCTCCTTTGCATCTTCTGGTAGTACTCCCTCGTTCAGCATTTCCAGAAGGTAAATGCGTTTCTGCTTAAAGTACTCGCGGATTCCCAAGCGGACTACCGTGAAGCAGATTGTTGGTAGCCATAATCCAATTACCAGTACGATCACTAGAATTGAAATGGATGTCCACATATTACCTCTCGGGGAACCGCTCGCGGAGCTTGCGGCGCTCCCGCCGCATCCGATCCGCTGCCTGCTCCGCCATTCTGGCTATTGGGTACTCGCGGCTGACCATCATGCCAACGGTCTGCAGCATGTCGCGCCGCATCTCGAAGACCTTCACAATCAGCTTGGAGTACTCATCATGGGTTTCGGCCCGCTCGTGCTCCTCCGCAAGGCGGGCGATTCTTTTGTCTAGTAGGATCTTTGCATCGATTTGACCCTCCGTGATCTTGTCGCCTGCCGTACGGGCCTGCTGGCGCAGCCGCAGGTCCTTTTCAGCACAGGCCGTCTCCCAGGTACGCTTCGCGCTGCTGGCCCGCTCCAGGCACCGCAGCCGATACTGGATGGCGTCAACGTAGAGTGCGGTATTGCCGCACGCCGCGTCAACAACCCCCTCGGGAGAGAAGGGGACCAGGTCCAGCAGCGCGGACACGTCGTTTTCTTTTCTAGCCATACACCTAAGTTATACGGCGCTCATGCAACCTGCATAAGGTCTTCCCAGGACTTGGCCTGCACTTTCTTCTGTTTCTCGCGCCACTTCTCCAGGAACTCCTCCAGCGGCTCGCCTTCGTAATCGAGCATCGACGCCATGGTAAACCCGGCCTTTGTCTCGGCTAGGATTGGCACCTGCAGCTTAAGGCCAAACTCCTTCTTGGCGTACTCTACCGCGTCGTGCTCGAAGAGCTGCATGAACTGCTTGTGCGCTGCTACCAGGTGGCGGAACCGCACCTGGAAGTACAGCGCGTCGTGGACCTCCATGATGCACTTATTCAAGTCCGGGTACTTCTCCGGGTAGAGATCGAGTAGCGCCAGGCAGATTAGGATGAACATGTGGGCGGTGTTCTGTACCGGGGAGTTGACCGCCTGGTTGCCCCAGTAGGTGTTCCGGCTCTCGTCCTCCTGCCGCACTTCACGCCGGAACCCAAATAGGCTCTCCACGTAGTGCTTCTTCGCGGCCTGGTCCCGCATGCGCTCGTGGTAGGCGGCAACCTCCTTGTGGACGCGGAAGAACTTGCGGTGGGTCTTGGAGCAGCGCTCGGGTGTAATCCCCTTCAGGTTGGCGCTCGGCCCCTCGACAGAGCGGATTTTGGCGACAACGTACGGGTAGACATTGTCCTCGCCCAGGCCATACACGATGCCAAACACCGTGTTCTTCGTCATGCGCCGGGTGATGGGGTCGTTCTTGATCGCCTCCACAGACCACCCGGTGAGCAGGTGGCCCTCGACACAGTGCGGGTCCTTCATGGGGTTCTTGCGGTCAGTCGCGTGCTCGCGGAAGATCTTCATGAGGTGTTGGTCGCCTGTTAGCTCGGCCAGCGCCCGCAGTTCAATCTGCGCCCCGTCGCCCGCCAGGAAGATTTCCAGGTCCAGTACGCTGCTTCTTATCGCCATGTCATACTCCCTCCTCCCGGAGTTCGGCCATCAATCGGTACAGGCACTCGTGGCAGGTCACTTGAAGAGTCCGTACGTCGTAGGCACTCTCAATCGGTAGGATGATGCCTCCCTCGGCCCCCGGTGCCTCTTCCAGGTCTTTTTCCGTCTTACCACACAGAGTCACCCTTCTCGTGGGGTCGAGAATATGGATCATAGCGCCTTCCTCCAGTTCTTGTCAGAGCAAACCAGGTTCTGTAGCAGAGGATTGTTACTCAGATTCTGGAGATTCAAAATGCCTTCGGCTTCGGCCCGGTCGCCCTTGCCGCTGCGCAAGCGCCCGGTGACGGTCCCCGTGAGCCACCAGATGGTATGCAGCATGTCCGCGTGTAGCTCGGCGCTTTTCGCGAACCCCTTCAGGTATGTGTTCCAGAGCTTGCCAATCGCGCGGCGGCGGTTGATGCGGCCAATGGCTTTGTTGGCCTGTGGGTTGTCGCACGTGGCCTGCAGGTATTCCAGCACCGTCTTCACGGTGGAGCGGCCTGCCTCGGTCACGGGCAGCTTGAGGACATCATACAGGAAGTGCGCCACCTGCTGCGGGGAGTCGCAGTCAAACTGCGGGTCATCCGTGATCATGGCCAGGTCGTCGTTGAGCTTGCGTACCATCTTGGGGACGATCTTATTGGCGGCGTTCCAGTTGGGCCAGTCTAACAGCGGCCCGCGCTCCTCCATGCGGCGCAGCGTCCGGGCGGCATGGATGTAGACTTCGACCAGCGGCTGGCGCACCTGGGGGCCAAAGCGCTGTTCGAGGCGTTGGGTAATGTCGCAGTCCCCGCAGTTGCGTAGGACTAGGCGGTCAATTGGCGCCTTGGCGTAGTGGCCCTCCCAATCCTCCACGACATCTTTGTAGTCACAGAACTCGGGAAAGAACCGATAGGTCAGGTTCTCTAGCGAGCAGGAGCGCAGCCAGGAGTACTTGAGGTAGGTGCCGTACTGGGTGTCGTAGGTGTAGCCCTTCAGCGTTGCGCCCAGTGTCTCGCGGAGCGCATCACCGTCATACGTACCGTTCTGCAGCGACTTCTCCAGGCCCGTGTCCTCCACCAGCTTCTTCACGCGCTCCTGCATGGCCTTGAGGTGGGATGGTTCGTAGCCGGAAGCCGGGTGGTCAAGGACCACGCTGTAGCAGCGCCCGGTCCAGGGCGAGTTGGGTTTCCCGTCCCGGTAGTGGCCCGTGCCAAACCCGGCCAGCAGGAGCCGCCGCCTGGTGCCGCTGGTGTCGTCCTCCACGTCAAGGCTGACGCGGCGTTTCTCGCGCATCTCGCCCCGCAGGGCCTTTTCCATGGCGTCGAACTCGCCCAGCGTGCGGACGGTCGTGTAGCTCTGGGCCTTGACGAATCCCCAGCGGCCCGGATGCCGGAGGATTGCGGCCACGGCCCGGAAGCGGTCCCGCCACGACAGGTACTCGCCGCCTGCGCTTTTGCCGCCAATGCGCGAGATGTAGGACGGGTGTTCATTGAGGACGATGTAGCAGTCCCAGGGCGCATGCCAGAACACCGGGCGGTCTGCCCGGAAGTTCCTGCCGAGTAGCTGGCCCGCTGCTACTTTGCCTAAGATGACGTGGACAGCGGCATTCCCCTGGTTGAGCGCCAGCGCCTCTTCGTTGTAGACGCTGCAGCAGGCTAGCTCACGCTTGTCGGGCGTGCGGAAGTGGCCCTCTTTGTTGAGCGGCTGGCAGCGGCAGACGTTTTGGATATCGAACGTACTGCGCGACATCCCGTACAGCTCGCACGCCTCCCACAGGAGCTGGCTTGTGGGGCCGACCAGCTCCCGGCCCCTGCGGTTTTCTACCGGGCCGGGTGCCTCGGCCCATAGCATCGCCTTGCGCCCCTTGATACGGACAAGGCCCTTGACCTTCTGCGTATTGGGCTGGTGGTTGAGGGGGCACGCGGTGCAGCCCAGCACTTCGCCCTTCGGGGACACGGGTGCGCCAAAGAGGTTGCGGCGCATAACTATTGCAGGCGCAGCTTGGTGGGCTTGATGGACTTCGGCGGCTGGGCGTCACCGGGTGCGTGGATACGCTTGCGCTCGATGTGGGCGAGGAGTGCGACGATGCCGCCCTCGTTCATCAGGCGCTTGACGGTTTCCTCCTCCTCGACAGCAATGATCACGTCCAGGTCCCGCAGCCGTTTGCTGTGGTCTAAGGTGGGGATCTCGCGGAGCTGCATGTCGAACGGGTCGCCCTCCTTCATGCGGGCAATGTTCTCCTCCGTGAGGATGATGAGCATACCCACCGGGCCGCGCCCCACGTTGAACTCGATACCTTCGATTGGAATTACCAGAGCCATTTGGCCTCCCTTTACAAGTCTGCTGCTAGGAATACGTAGTGCACCTTGCCGTGGAGGAAGCGCATGACCAGCGCCCCCTGCACTTTGGCAACCTCGATCACGGCGTCTTCTTTTACTTTGCTTACCAGATCGAGCCAGGGCAAGAACTTCTTCACGGCAATCTTGGTTTCGAGCTTGCCCTTGAGTGTCGCGGGGATGGTGCGGCGGAAGGTCCCGGTGCCAAGCGTGATCGTCAGCTGGATGCCCTTCTCGCGGGCTTCGACCACGCCCGCTTCCGCTTTGTCCAGCAGGAACATCTGGGCGTCCTTGAAGACGGTGTTCGTGTCCTTCACGCTGGCGGTGGCGATCAGGGGCGCGGTCTTGGCGGCTTCATCGATGCGGTTCTTACAGCCGTCGAACGGGTACTTAGACAGCTTGGTGCTACGCGGCTCGTAGACAAACCCATTGGGGAGCGCGATGCCCGCCCCGTCGTTGTCGGTGGCGAGCTTACCGGAGGTGTCGCCCGCCAGCTTGGCGATAGCGGGCGGGATGAGGACATCGGCGGGCAGCTTTACGCTCAGGACGCCAAACAGGAAGAGCGTGTCGGTTGCGATGACGCCATAGTCCTTCCTGAAGCAGATGGCAGAGACATTCTCGGTGCCCGCACTGGACGGCAGGTACTTAGCGCCTGTGTTGATGATGGCCTTCAGTTCATCGGAGAGATCGTAGGTGGCGGCGGGCTTCCAGGACTCGTATCCAGTGATGGGAGTGTGGAGCGCGAGTTCAATCCGGCTATTGGCCTTGAGGATCAGTTTGTCTTTGTAGAGGATTTCAATTTCCTTGCCGTTGGCGGTGGCAAGAAATGCCTTCATGACCCTGCGGTCAACATAGGCTGTCCACTTCCCGTTGCCGTCGCCGTCTGCAGACGCCTCGCCCCACAGGGTTCCCGTGAGGGTAAGTGAGATTTGTTTTTGGTTTTGCTGCAGCCGGATAAAGTGGCTGGATTCGACGGCAGCGTCATCATCAACAGCGTTGACAACATCGAACGCTGCACGTAGTTCCTCAACGGAGATTTTCATTACATAGATTTTACGGTTGACATCCTCCCCCTTACAAGTCCGGGGTAATTTCCACGGCGGGAAACGCCCGCTGGCCCCTCTGGCCCAGGATGCGAAAAGGAGAAACACCAGGCTAACAAGGCCAGCCCGGCCTCTTTGATGTTGTGCGCCGCCACAAGATCGTTGTAGACCCAGCGGCACGAGCCTGCCCAGCGGCGCATCCAGCGCAGCTGTTCCCCATTGGGCATCAGCTCGAACTTGAAGGCCTGTACACGATCCTCAACGACTATCACGTTACTTGCCTTTCCGGCCCCCAGGAGCCTTCCGGGGGCCTTCGGGGGGTCCTACCCCCCTACCGGACCCCCTGCGATGCAGCCCTGGCCCCTAAAACTGCAAGCCGGGGCCGTCCCGGAGGACGGCTAGGCGGCTCCGCGCTTATGGGAGGCGGGCTTGCGGCTGCGGTGGACGATCTTGAGCTTGCGCTCGGGCTTGACAAACTGGTAGGCCACCGGGTCGAAGTAGTGCGAGAGGGGCTGCGTCTTGTCGCCCCGCTTGCGGACCTCGGCCAGGTAGCGGGCGTGGGCCGCTGCCCCGGTCCGCGTGCAGTAGAAGCCACGGCCCGCGTGGTATCCAATCCAGGCGCGGTGGTAGAGTGAACCCAGCGGGCGCTGGTCGATCTCGGCGGCACGCTCCAGGGGAAGGTACTGGCCCTCGGGTAAGTTGGCGAACAGGTTCAGGACAGGCCACTGAAGTTCGCTGACGGTGCGGTAGACTTTTTCGCTCATGCTGCTTTCCCCGCTTGCATCTTATCCTGCGTGGCTTTCTTCTCGGCAACGGTCATCTTGCCCCAGCGCTTCAGCTGCGCCTTACGCATGGTCTCACGCCATTTGTCGTGCTGGGGGTGGCGCTTATCACGCGGGTGGGTTGCTGGCTTTCGCTTGGCCATCCGCCGCTGCATATCCGCTTTGCGCTCTTCCGGATTGGCGCTCCAGCCGTTGCTGCCCTTCCTCTTCTTGGGGTGGGGCAGACTCTTGCGGTGCATCTTTACCGTGGGGACGCCCAGCCCCTGTAACCCGGCCAGCTGGCTCCGCAGGTCTGCGACTCTCTCTTCCAGTAGGTCTATCGCCATCTGGAACCCCGGTAGCATGGCGGCGATTCCGGCGGCTTGCATCTCTTCGAATGACTTCACGGTTACTTCTCCTTGAGTGTAATTTTACGGCGCGGCTCCGGGCCGCAGACAACGAGCTTGCATACAATTCGATCTGGGCACAGCTCCCGGCATTCGATTGCCCTGGGCCTGTACCCGTAAATCCGCTGGGGATTGTACGGATTCCGGACATATCCTGGCTTGCCAAAGCAGCTCTGCTCGCGGGGGAGGCGCTGCATCTCCTGGTAGCAGGGGCTGCAGATCATCGTCTCGATGCGGTAGTCGCCCGCTAGGGTGTCCGCAAGCGAGTAGCGCTGGCGGCAGCGTACACACCGGGCGAGCTTGGCGGTGAGCGGGGGCATGCCCCTTGCAACCGCCTTGCCCACACCACCCTTGCCCGTCCCCAGGGCTTCGACCCAGTTAGTGTACTCGACTTCGATGAGCGGCTTAGGTGGCATGGCGGAACACCAGGAGGAAATCATCCGCCGTTGCGTTCTGGCTCCGGGCGGTTTCCTGGAGTTCCGCGATGGCCTTGCAGGCGTACTTGGGGATGTCGCACTTCCGCTGGAAGTCGCCGCTGAGGAGGCACTCGATCAGGTCCTTAGCGGCGTCTGAGCTGCGCTCGATGACGCGCTCTACCGCGCTGAACGCCTCCCGCTGCCGGAGGAAACTCTCCTGGCTTAGGTTGCGGGCGGCGGGTTCGTCAATTTCGACCGTGGCTGCGTTGCGCATCTGGCGCTGGTAGCGCTGCACGATATCGCGGCAGCAGTTATGCGCGACCTGGTAGACCCAGGTGGTTCCCTTTGCCTTCTCGAACTTGTACTGCAGCATCTGGCTATGGACATGGAGGACGACATCGGCCACCATATCTTCCGGCTCGTAGAAGGCCCGCACATTGAGCGGGATGAATCGGTACCAGCGGTGCACGTGGGTCGTGATGATGCCCAGGTGCTGGACCGCCAGGTTGCATGGGGCCGGGTCGAAACGGACCCGGATGCCGATCTGATTTAGGTCCTGGACAGTGACCTGTAGGTTTAGATTAGCGGCTTCGGCTTCGGCTTCGGCCTGGAATGTGATGTTTGACTCGGGTTGCTGCATGAGGACGCTGCTCCGTTCTTGACGCTAAAGAAATCGTGACGTACGCTGAGTAGGGAAAGCATATTGTAGCCTGAAAGAAACTCGGTAAACTCCTTCAGGCGCTTTTCCTGATCCTTGTTCAATTGATCGGTATGGTATTCGGGCTTCCCACCTGCCTTCTTGACGCAATCCGCGATGCGCGGATCTTCCCAGCAGGTGGGGATGCGGGCGGCGAAGTAAGCCTCTTGAATCCGGTGCCAGTAGACGCCGTACTTCTCCCAGAATTCGAGAGGCTGCTTCGACGGGTGCTTGTTCAGGTTAACGCCGGAAGCGAGTAGCCGTGCAGCGGTCTTGGGGCCGAACAGGCGGCTTCCGGGCGCGGGGTTGAGGTTGTCGGCGGTGTCGCCGCCCAGTGCGAGGTACTCGGGCCAGCGCTTGACCGGGACTTCGAACATCTGCTCGACATCGGCTGCGGTGACGGTGCGGTACTCGCTATTGTGCTGCTTCGGGGCAAGGACCTGGATGCGGTGGTTCAACAACTGATAGAAATCCTTATCATTGCTGAAAATCCGGATGTCGCAGGGTAGCTCGTGGGCGAGGATGCCGATTACGTCATCGGCTTCTAGGCCGTGCACGCTGACGCTGCAGTAGCCTAGTAGCTGAAGGGCGGCGAAGATCTCCGGGGCCTGGACGAGGACGGCGCGGATAATCTCCGGGTCGTGCTTCCGGCCCGCCTTATACCCGTGGATGGCCTTGTCCCGCCAGTTCCGGGGCTTCTCCGTGCCCAGGACGGGTACGCCGTGGTCCCAGCAGAAGATCATGCGGGGCGAGACTTTGGTACGCAGCGCATGGATGGCCTTGAGGGTTCCGTAGAGCGCCCCGGTTGGTCTGCCTTCGAAGCTCAGGTGGGGCGAGACACAACCGGAGCGGAACATGAGGTTGCTGACATCGACTAGGATGACTGGGTTCACTAAGCGGCCTTTCCCCGGAACTCGTCGCGGATGATCCGGGAGATCGTAGACTGGCTGACTTTGTAGTGCACGGCTAGCTCGAATTGCGTCTTCTCGCGCATCTGCCACTGCCGCCGGATCTCCTCAATCTGTTCCTTCCTGAGCGGCGTGACGCGCCATGCGTTCTTATTCTTACGGTCCCAGTATTTCTGAAGGACACGAGCTGCGCCGGGGTTTCGTTTGCGTCTGAGCATATAAAAGGGTCCTTGTGAGACTAATATAGCCCGATAACCCGGCGAAGTAAAGTGTGTTTTTAGGCGAGAAGGAATTTCATCCGTGTGGCGGCAGAATACTCGATGACGCGGCCCTCTAAGTTGTATTTCAACTCCGACAGCGGCGCATCGTCGGCAGGGCGTTTTACGGGGTGGACAAGGCTAACTTTCCCGCTCCAGTCCTCGGCAAGCCTATCGGCAATCCCTAAGACGCCTTTGCGGGAGGCGAACTCGGAGGGGTGCGTCATCTCGTACGGGCGGTTGAGGAACAGCGGGTCCGGGTAGAGGATGGCGTGGCGGCAGGCGCTGGCCTTTAGCTGGCGGAACTGCGTGTCGGTAAGATCGTGGCCTAAGAGGCTGGCGGAACACGCGGGGGTGACCTGCTCGATCTTGAGGGCCTTGATCACGCCTTCGCTGAGGATTACGGTGTGGGCTTTCGGGTTGAAGTTGTAGAGGTGCTTCTCGCCCTTGCTGAGGAGGTACTTCGGCTCCTGGTGCCCAGTGAAGTCGCGGGCGTTGATGCCGCAGAGCTTGCCCTCGACATACAGCGGGAAGATGACGCGGTAGGCGTAGCGCCCGACATAGCTGACGCCGATTTTATGGTGACGGATCTGCTCGGGAGTAACCCCGCGCTTGCGGACATAGGCCAGCGCCTGCTGGTCTAGGTCATCGATAGCGTGGGTCAGGCGCATGAAGTCCTCCGGCAGGACGACAGGCTCGGGCGGCTCGGCGGGCGGGCCAGCGCCCTCTAGGTCCAGGTCTAGGTCCTCGGGGGCAAGGCCCAGCTGCCGGAGGACGGGGAGAATCGCCCAGCGGTGCTTCCAGTCGCAGTGCATGCAGCGGCCCCAGCCCTGGACGGCGTGGACGCACAGCCGTAACTGGGTGTCGGCGGGCTTGCCCCGCTCCGGGCAGAAGGGGCAGTTGAGGTGCGTGCGCCCGTCGCCGGATTCGCGGAAGCGGACGCCTTTGTAGAGGAGGGCCTGGGCAAAGTTCATTTCTCTCCGTACGGTGTATAGTTGGGGTTGCCTTCGTTGAGGCGGTTCAGCAACCTGGCAAAACTCTGGAAGAATTCCGGGTCTTTGTGGGGGGCAGATCCCAGCCCATAGCCGATCACGATCATCAGTGCGTTGTAGTCTTCCAGCGACATCTCCAGACACACCGTGCTGCCGTATATTGACCAGCTCATTGCAGTACATCTTCCCCGAAGAGCTTCATTCTACCGCCCCACTCGTCCTGCGGCGTGGTATAGTCGGTGCGCTCTTCCCACAGGATTCCGCCGTTCCCTGTCCGCGCGTACTGCTGCTGCAGGCTGTAGACGGACTCGGGTGTGTGGACCGTGATGATGATGGCTTCGGCTTTGGTACAGAGTCCCAGGTCTGCGGACCCCTGTACGCTGTGCGACTTGATAAGCCGCTCCAATTCCTTTGGGTTCTCCCGCGCCATCCGGCGCTGCTTCTCGGTGGCGATGCCGACCCACGCATCGGTGACAACTACGATGGCGGAGGCATGTAGCTCTCGGGCGGCGCTGCGCAGGAAGCCGAAGAAGACATCCTTCATTCGGGGGTCGTTCATAATTGGGGCGAGCGCCGTTGGCAGCTGGATCCACTTCAGCTCGCTTTCGACGACGATCCCGGCCCGGACGGCCATGGTTTGCGTACGCTCCATCTGGAGCCGTGCAGTAGCGAGCGCCAGTTCGGCGGTGGTTTTCAGATCGACTGACATTTAGTTTTCCCTTGCTCTTTCATTGATAAAGTGGCGGGTGACCAGGACGGCCCTGGCCACCATGGCCCGTACATCCGGTGGCAGCGTATCCAGGTCCTCGCGCGTGGCGGGCCGCACGGTCAGCCCCGCTTCGAAGATCAGCACCCGGCTGCAGTACGCGCAGATCGTAAGACAGCCGGGTGTGGGGGTGCACGTTTCGCCCGTGGCCGATGTCGCGGCATCGAGCTTGTGCTTGCAGTGGGGGCATTGCTGCTCCGGGAGATGTTCGGATTCCTGTTCCATATCCGGGATTTTACGGTGTGCTGTGCGCCTTCTCTGCAAGGGTCGTAGCGTCCTCGTCATAGATCAGCCCCCGCTTCTTGTCGGGGATGACTTCGCACCCAACCCCCATCTTGTCGGTTTTGTGCGCGGCCACGTATAGGTAGATGCTGTTCTCCGTCCAGTCCCCCTGGCCCAGCGAGATGCCAACCGTGGTCTTTCTCATCTTGCCGATATCCTCCGCGACGGTATCGCCGCTGAGGATCTTCATTTTCTGGGTATTGCGCTGCGTCTGCGCGGCCAGCCAGCCGATCAGGTTGAGGCGGGCGCATAGCTCCTGGAAGCTGCGGTACACGTCGTCTAGTTCGAAGCGCTTCTGCTCGTAGGTGCGGGAGGGGAGGATTTTCTCATCGTAGTCTACGAGTAGCACCTGGGGAATGAACCCCTGGTTGCGGCACTCGTTGACCACACCTTCGATTTTGGACACGGTCATCTCCCGGCTCGTGCCGTCGAAGATATGAATGCGGGAGCGGACCAGCGCGACAAAGCGGGCAAACCGCTTCTCGATGGTCTTCGGCATCTCCTTCAGGTTCTTCATCGGGATGTTGGTGACGATGGAGTCAAGGCGGTCTTCGACAATACTAAGCGGGTCCTCCAGCGTGAGGTGTAGGACGTTGAGCCGTTGGCGGGCGTAGGCAATCGCGAGCCACTCTAGGAACATACTCTTGCCGCGCTTGTAGGGCGCGAGCGCCACGCCCATCTGCTTCGGGCCTACCGTTGAGACGAGGGCATCAAGCGGGTAGATTAGCGTGGCGGGGGTCCGGTCGCGCTGCAGCTTCCGCCGCGCGATGCGTTGGGTGTACTGTTCCATGAAGGGGACGGTTTCGATAAGGTTGCCTGACGCGGCTAGGGCCTTCCGGGAAAACTCCTGCCACTTTTCGTCGGACAGTTTGTGGATGCCGTTGAGTTCAACCATCTCGCGCAGGGCCTGGGTCTTCAATTGATAGCTCTTAAACTTGACGACCTTCTCGATGATGGCGTCGGCCTTGAGCGGCTTGACTTTACGGAAGGCTTCAAGGTACGCCGACACCTCTCCGCGCTGGGCGGCACCGAAGCCTAACTCATTGGCGTGGTCTAGGACTTCGCTGTTGAGAAGTTTGTCGATTGGCTCGTGGTGTTTGCGGAAGAACTCCAGGGCGCATTCAGCAACTAAGTGGCGGGCGCGGCTGGCGCGGACGCCCTTGACAAATTTGAAGTCGCTGGCTTCTAGGAAGGCGCAGCGGGTTAGTGATTTATGATCGTGGACGAGTAGGCTGATTAGCTGGTCCTGGAAATCGGGGTCGTCCCAATAGTGTTCAATGGCGTAGTCGATGTTTACTACCTTCATGCTTCTTCATCTTTCCTGGGTGGCCATACGGGTTTACGGTAATTGCGGCGCGATTTGTGTATGAGGTCGTCGCGCTTTTCCTGCTCTCTACGGACACGTTCGATGCTGGCGTTGTACTTGCGTAGGAAGGCATCGGGGTCATTGAGGTCAAGGCGTATGCGGGGGATGGGGGGACGTGGCCTGGTCTGGAGGATCTTGAACTGTTCGCCGCAGGGGTATGCGGCTACAGCAGCCTCTTCGATATGCCTCTCGGCGGCATCGGTGGTTAGGTTGCGGGCGGAGATCGTGAGCATGTAGATATTGCTGCGCCGGGTAACGCGGTAGCGCCGGGGCCAGGCACGCCGCAGGGCTTCAACCTGGAATTCCGGAGTGACCCCGTAGCGGAGTTCCCAGACGCGGAAGTTGAGGAGACTGAAGTCATAGTGGCGTCCGCCAGGGAGGATGATGGGGATCTCCGGGTCAAGGGGCTTCTGACCCTTAGCGGCCCGGCAGCGGTTCTCAACGGTGCGGACTGCCTTGAGGACGCGCTCGCGCCATTCGATGACAAGTTTTCCCAGCTCCTCCTCGGTCGGCGGCATAGTATTTCTCTGGCACAAGGGATTCTACGGTCTGGGTCCGTAACTCGCGGGAGGGCCTGCCAGTTGCGGTAGGAGAACAGGGGTAGCTATAGTCAAGGCGTGGCGTGTTCTTGACTCGGATGCGCTGCTTTGATGTTGCTGCCCTCTCGGGGGGTGGGTAGACGCCCCACCCCCTTTCCCAATTCGCTATACTCTGACTAACGTGTTCTCCGGGTGTTCCCGTTAGCCATTACCCGGAGGCTTTCTGGCTAGCTGCCACTTTCTTCGCGTTTCTGGATCTTCCCGGAACGCTGGGCCGATGGATCTCCCCATCGGCCTTTTTCTTTGCAGGCCGGAACCGCCCCGATTCGCTCCGGGCTAACTCTGACCTGCAGTCACAAAACCCCCCTCCCCCCGCCCCCCTACCCCCCTTAGCTTGCTTGTGTTTAAAAAATGTTATATAGTGGTGGGTGGCGGGCGGGGGTGTGCGGGAGGATGGGAGAGGGTTCCAGGGGGAGGGCAGAAATCACTTTCCGGCACAAATCACTGTGAAAGAAAGTGATTCCTCAGCCGATAAGTGACCGCCTAAAGTGATCGAAAAAGCCCAAGCCATTTCCTGCACACAGAACGTGTGCAGGTGCTCCGCTTCGCTCCGCAGCGCTTCGCGCAATTTTCTCAAACACAACACCAACACACGCGAGCGCTTCCCGGCCCGCAGACCGTATAATCTCCTTGATGACAACCTGCATACTCTGCGTAGACCCGGAAGCGGCTGCTCCCCGGAAGACGAATGGCGCGGATGAACTAATCCGCTTCGAGGAACTCTGCCACAGCCACCAGATCGATTACCTGATTGCCATGGCCCAGGAGCTTGAGACGCCGCATGAAGAAGCCTAAGCCGATTGCGATGTCCCTGCGGCGGCTGACGCTGCTGAAGAAGCTGCTCGCGCTCTACGCGAAAGAGCAGCTCGAAAAGAAGGAGTGGTTCCTGGTCGTCCGCTGCCGCGACATGGAGCAGTGGATCCAGGAGGACATCGACCGCATCGCCCGCGTAGAGCGGCAGCGGGCCGAAGCCGGGAGCGTGCAATGACCTACATCCCGCCTGTTGACCCGGAGATCGGCCCTGCGCTCAAGGTCAGCGACCTGCACGTTGGGGATGTCGTCTGTATCCACAAGTCCACCGTTGGCCTCAGCGGCAGGGCGGTGGTTACCGCCCGCGTCACGGGGATCTGGCGCACCGGGGTCGCCTTCCAGATGGGCGGCATAACCTTCCTGGCCAAGCGCACGGAGGATGACCGCGTCACGGACGACGCGGCCAGCGACCTGTACCTGTACACGTACTTAGGAATCTAGGAGCCACATAAATGTTGACGACAAAAGCAGCAGCCTTGAAAGAACTTCACAAGCGCCAGGCCAACAGGCCGAAGCAAATCGACAACGCTTCTCTCTACGCAGGGTCGCCCATGTATTTCTACTGCGTGGTTTGCGGCCACACATCTGACACCCTACCGGAAGGGTATTTCGGGCAACCTGCGCGGCTGTGCAAACCGTGCCAGGAAATGAAGGAAGCTGGCTGGCTAGAATAGGAGTCACAGTATGGAACAGGATGCCGTTCGCGCTCTCTTTGACCTGCCGGAAGAGGAGGGCAAGAAACCGTACAAGCACTTTATGCGCGTGGAGCCTGTGCGCCGGGATTCGGAGATCCGCACCGACCGCAAGACGGGCCAGCGCTATGAGTGGCGTGAGATCGGGATGCTGCGCAATGCAACCAAGACACGGCGCATGAAGGTCTTCCTCGATCCCACGCCGCACGTCCTCGTGGATGACGCGAAGCCGCTGCAGGGCTGGTACCAGAGTAAGCTCGACCCTGGCCACCGCCCCAGGCCCTGCATGACGGAAGCCGTCCTGACGCAGCCCTACGGCGGAACCTGCGAGATCCGCTGCGGCTTCTGCTACATCAATTCCGGTACACGGGGCTACCGCTCGCAGGCCGTGACGACCGTCCCCAAGAACTACGGGGCGTTTGTGCACGACAGCCTCGCGAAGATGCGGACCTCCGCTGCCGGGTACTTCTGTTCCTTCACGGAGCCGTTCCAGCGCCTGGAGGGCATCTACCACAATACCCAGGCCGGGGCCACGGAGTTTGTCCGTGCGGGCCTTCCCATTTTCTTCCTCAGCCGCTGCGCCTATCCGGGCTGGGCCATCGACCTCCTCAAGCAGAACCCATACTCCTACGCCCAGAAGTCAATCAACACGATTGACCCGGAGGACTGGCACAAACTGTCACCGGGCGCGATTGGGCTGGAGGACAACTTCGAAGAAGTGCGGGCGCTACATAAAGCCGGGATCTACATTTCGATCCAGGTCAACCCAATCGTCGCGGGCGTGGTCAGCAACGAACAGATTGTGGCCCTGATCCATAAGCTCGCCGCCTGCGGCGCGGACCACCTGATCTTCAAGTTTGCGGAGATTGCCTTCCCGTCACGGCCCGCGCTGATCAATGTCATGACACAGCAGTTCGGCAAGGAGCGGGGCGGGAAGTTCGAACAGCTCTTCACGTGTAACATCGGGCACCAGGCAACGATTGACGAGCAGTACCGTCTCGATGCCCTGCAGCTCTTCGCGCGGGAGTGCCGGAAAGCCGGGGTGACGATGGCGACCTGCTACGAGTACAAGTTTGAGCGCGACGAGCGGGGCCGGATCGTGAGCCGCACGGGCGTCAGCGTTGGCCGCGACTTCCTGACCGCCGACCAGTGCCATGGCCACCGCGTGCCGATGTTCACGCGCCCTGTTCTAGAGGGGCCGTTCGCGGAGGTGGAGGAGTGCCCGCCCAGCGGATGTCTCCACTGCGGCGACGAGAGCGATGGCGTGGGATTGTGCGGCAGTAAGTTCCTGGCGTCCGCGAAGGCCCTGGAGTTCCCGGACTACAAGAAAAGCGTGTACGGCGACGAGCGTGCACCCTACACGGGCAGCAGCCCGCTGGTCCAGATCTCCCCCCGCAAGCTGATCTAAATGGAGGCAGTAAATGACGGAAGAGATGACGTTCGCTGTGTACATCCGCACCCTGCAGGAGTTCCTTGCCGAGAATCCCGAGACAGCGGACATGAAGGTATTCATTGGCAATGGGTACTGTACCTCTGAAGAGTACGTGCAGGTGCGGCATAAGCCACATATCCGCCCCCTGCTGGGGAGAGCGGCCAAGAAGCATCTTGGCGATATCGTGATGCTGCTATGAGATTCGAAGACCCGCTGGAGTTCGGGCTGGAGCTGATCCGTACGCTGGACCTGGACCCGGTGTATGTCGCGCTGG